CAAATTCCTGCGTGATTGCAGTCGTCTAGTATGTAAAACCATAGTAGCTTGTGTTGAGGTTCTAATTCACGAACAAATCGTTTCTTCCATTTATCCGTATCTGTCATTCTTTTTGCCATTGTATTAATGTTTTGGGGTTAAATTCTATGCAAAGTTAAACTTATTTTTATTAATACCAAATTAATTTTAATTTATTTCTTTTAATATAAATCATCATCTCTTGGTCGTGAACAGAACCTTTGCGTGGCTTCCTACCGCCTTTTTTAAAAGTACCCGATAGATTATCTATTCTTTCGTATAGTATGCCATCATCAAAAGCCCAACAAATAACAACAGGCTTTCCGTACTTTATTTGTTCTTCTTGACAATCAACAATCTTTTTCATAGAAACTATACAATAATCGTGGCTATCAACAGTTTGATTAGGACATCCCTTAACTTCAAATCCGCAAATTCTGTCAAAGTTTTTATTTTTCATTTCATAATCAACCGAACTAAAATCTCCTTGACTTGCATAGCAATAAGCATATTCGTTGCAAAAAGTTTTGGCTGCCCTCTCTTGTCTAGCAAAATCTTTTGGGGTTTCAAATTTCATTTTTTCAAATATTGATATATTCTTGTTTTACTTAAACCAAATATATTTGCTATGTCCTTTACTTCCCACCCATACCAATACATTATTTTTGCTAAATTTCTCTTTAGTTTAGTTTTAAACTTTTTTAATTTTGTGTAATCTTTAATTGTACTATTATAATTCATTTAATTAGTTGTTTTATGGTTATCGTCTATGTTTATAATTTCGTATGTATAGATACATAAATCTTTAATCAACCTTATATTGGCTCTTATCTGCTTTCTAACGACTTCAACCTCGGTTTTAGTGCTATCCATTCCGAGAGAAGAATTGAGGGCAGCGTTCTTGTGTAACAAGCTATCTACCCTCTTTACGTTCTTCCTTTTAGTGTTCGACTTCACAATCAAATACTTTTATTAACTTCCTTACCTTAAAAGGGTAGGTCAGATTCTTCTTTTACTTCTGCTTTCTTAGATGATTTAGCACCGCTACCATCTATTGCCCAAGCAAGTATGTTGTTGTAATAGTTACCCTCGTACAGACGACCTCTAATATCAATCTTACATTCTACATCACTACCAATAGGCAATGTGTCTAACTTATCAATGTTGTCCTTAACTACCTCTAGTTTAATCGACTGCGGATAATCTCCACCTGTATTGATTACAAATTCTCTTTTCTTAAATCCACTTTTGAACTCTTTTGTTTCAAATGTAGCTTCTAGTGTTCCACTAATTTCCATTCTCTAATAAATTTAATTCGGTTTCTACTTGTTCTAGTCTGTTATCTAACAAACTTTTTTCTTTTTTTAAGAGGTCGAATTCCTCTGATAGTGTTACTGCACTATTTTGTTCAAACACATAATCTCTTACCTTTATGTAGTTTGTCATTTCTAACTTATCAAACTCTAAAAAGTTCTTCATTTGCCTAACGTGATGTATTACGGTAGCGTGATTCATATCAAACATCTTTGCAATTCCCATATACGTTTCGCCATAGTGCTTACGAAGAAAGTACAATACCATTCGCCTAGCACTAATGATTTCTCTCTTACGATTTAAGCTAAATAATTCATCTTCATTAACACCATATATCGAGCATACTGCTTTTTTTAGTGCTTCTCTACGTTCTATACTATTTAACATCTCTAATCATACTTAAAAGTTCAACATCTCCTACTTCCTGCTCTTTACATTCCTCTGATTCAGCTAATAGCTGTAAGTGTTTGAGCCTTAACATTGTAGGATTATCAATGTATTTATCTATTGTAACCTGCGTAACACCTGTAATTTCTCCAAAGCGTTTCTTAGTCATTCCTGTTAGTCTTACAAATTTCTTAAAGTTATTCATATCTATTTTATTTCTACTATTACTAAATCTTTTCCAAATTCCTGCTTGTAGGTTTCTATTATCCTATCATCAGGTTGGTCTTTATAGAGGTCTATAAATGTTTTCATAATACCTCTTGGCGGCTTACCATCTGTAAGTTTGCCTAATTGGTTACGAGTGATGCTAATTATAGCACCCTCTCTAGTTAATGCGTGTTTTAGTTTCATAATTTCAAATGTTTATTAAATTGTTCTCTCGGGTCTTTTGGTATGTAATCTACCTTTAGTTTATTGATTAGTTCATACGCTTCTTGATAGGTAAGATGTAGCAACCCACTTTCTATATCTTGTATGACATCTTCCTCGTATGGAACGCTTGTAAGCAAACCCTCAATAATAGCTATCTGACTATTACTGATAGGTTCACCTGCAAGTATATCATCTATCCAATCAAGCATTAGTCAGCCATTTCATCTTGACCATAAACACCTTGCTCGTAAAAGCCTGTAAGCATTAGAACTGCTCTTGACTTAGCACGTTTCTCTGCCATTGCCACAGGGAACTTTCCTGCCATACCCATTGTATTCTCCTTAGAACACTCTCCGAATGACTCTACAACAGTTTCTCCAATGCCACCACCCTTAGTCATAGAAGCATAGCATCGTAACACTACCCATTCTTTTTCCATAATGATTGGCTCATAGTTTACCTTGATGCTACGATTACTGATAATCTTATCAATTCCTGTTCTAGTGATGATAACAAAGCCACGTTTATCCTTGTAAACATCTTCCTGCACTAGACCATTCTCTACAAATAGTCTGCGTAAACTTTCTTTCTTAGTTTCGGTTTTCATTTCCGTTTTTACTTCTGACATAATAATTAGTTTAAATTGCGTTAATGTATTTTCTTAATTCCTTTAGCGTATCTATATCGCAAAGTCTTGCTGATACTCTACCATTCGCCCACTCTTGTAGTTCTCTCATATCTTTGTTGGCGTAATCTACTTCTGACTTTTCATCATTAGCTAATAGAGTTTTCATAAGTTCAATCTTACTATCCAATAGGAAAAGCACTTCACCTTTCTTTACCGTTGCTACATTCAATTTTTCTGACATAATATTTAGTTTTGTTTAAATTAATACTTCGACAAAGGTAAGTAATAAAATTGAAATACCAAACAAAATGTGATAAAAATAAATAAAAAGTTTGCTTTACTAGAGTAATTATTCTTCTCCCAAGTGCATTGGGTAAGTAATTGGTAGTGTTCCGTTTTCTAAAACAACACCACAAGCGATTATAGAACGCTTAGTAAAGTTCTTAGCGTATGCGAGTGCATACTGATTTGTGTTAGTTACACCACAACCCACCTGCATAGCAAAGTGTCTAGCAGTCTTAGTGCAATGCCAAGATACAGAACATTCTGTATGGATATGACCTTGAACAACAGATTTGCCCCAATTTACCATTCGGTTGTGTGCACCTCTTGCGCCACTACTACCTGTTCCGTGAGTATAGATTACACCATCTTGCTCAAAGCTATCATCAAATGTCCAAGTAGGCACTTGTAAGGCTTCTGAGAGGTCTTTAAGCCATCTTTGTGATATTCCCATAGCTACTGCCTTACGAGATATAATAGCATCGTGATTACCGATACATACCCTTGCATTAGGGAATGCTTCGTGCCAAGGCTGTAGTTGATGTATGGCTCTATCTAATTCCTCTCCTGCACCAAATCCATCAGGATGTGTTTCGTGAAAGCTAGAGAAATGCGAGTCAATCAAATCTCCTATGAAGATTACATCGTTACAATTATTCTTTTCATAGACCTCTAAGCAATGCTCTAGGTAAGATGCTCCATCGTTACATTGTCCTTTAATAAATGGTGCGTGTAAATCTCCGACAATCAGTACATTACGCACTTCTTTTTGTCGCATCTTTTGGATTGCTTCATACTCTGACTCCGATAATCTAGGTCTAAACTGCTTCATAATTGTTTTTTGCAAGTATAGGTAAAAAAAAAGAGATAACCAAATTATCAGCTATCTCTTAGTTCTTTTGATGAGGTGAGTTAGGTAATTACTAGAAACCTACTCGAATGACTTTGAAAAAAAATGGAGTGCCGTTAAGCACCCCAAATCTTCTAAACAAAAACTAAAACATTAATTAGTTACAAAGTATGATGCAAATATACATTAAAAAACATTACCTCCAAACTATTTCTTAATTTTCTCGTATGACCTTCCTCCAAAGTACGCACCAAAGCAAGTAATGGCTAGAATTTGCCACAGGTCAACCCAAGAATCCTTCATATCTATATCCACAAATCCAAAATCAACTAGAGTGAATACGCTTAGGATAAACAGCAGGAAAGCCAATGTAAGTGGTCGTATAGACCTTGTAAGCCAATTACCTTGCATATCTGCTTCCCAACGCTTAGTTACCTCAACCTGCATCTTCTGTTCGTATTCCAAGACTACTTTCTCAACCTCAGCCTTGACTAATTCCTTTTCCTCTGCTGATGTATGTATCTTATCAATGGCATTCCCAACAGTTTCAACTAACTGACTTGCACCACTACTAAATATTTTACCTAATATATTCATATCTTTATCTTTATCTTTAACTATAGCTTTAGCTTTAGCTTTATTATATAGGGTATAAACTACCCTTTGTGAACCCTTTGGCAAGGGTTAACTAATAACTAAAAAAATCGTTAGTATGTTTGTATTCTATAAACACTTTACGACCTCTGTCAAGTTCTTCGGCAATCATTTTGTAAAGCCTTTTATATGCTTGTGTAGATTTACCTATAAACCCATCAGTAACTAAGTTGTTGTTCTCCTGCGAATCGCCAACAAGTAAACACCCACTAGTGTGTTCATCGGTATTGCCACAATGTATAAGGATATGCTCAAAGCCAATAACATTAGTGATATGCAACATACCCCTATGTAAATCGCCAAACCTCTTAGAGTATCTTTGATGAAAGCCACCCTCTGTTCTATATTTAATTTCGTATGTGCCATTAGGTATTCTTGTTTCGCCCATTACCTTGTCAATTCTATACTCATCTTCTAGCGTATAGCAAAGGAAGTCGTACCCTGTAAACCCCTCGTAGAATAACATACCATTGGTGCTATCTAACGCATTATTAAATCTTAGACACAGCAGTTTCATCAGCTTCCACAGTTTTCGCAATCGGGATTATCTATGTTGCAGGTTGGTTGTTCTTCTTGTTCTAAATCTTCTAACCAAGCATCAAAACCATTATGTTTAGCAGTTTCAGCAGTTTCAGCAGTTTCACAACTTTTTTCACACAAATCTTTATCACACTTACAATCCATTACTTACAATTTAATTTAGCTGTTTCTAATTCTAATTTATTAATCTTTTCATCAAGTTCATTGATGATTTTTATTTTCTTTTCTAATCTTTGCTCTAAAACCTTAACATCTTCATCAAGCTGACCTATTTGACTATAAGCAATACCCATAGTGAATATAATACCAATAATCCAAATAATGTTACCGATACTTATTGTAAAGTCTTTTTGCATTACTTAAAGAATAAACTTGCAATAGCACCTAAAACAATGGTGTATATGGCGTATAAGGCTCTCTGTAAGCCTTTTCTAGCAGCAGTATTCTGATTAACTCTTGACACTACGCCAAAGTCAGGGTCTAGCAATTTCTTAGTAAGAACATCTAGCTTCTCATCCATATTGTCAATCTTCTTCTCAACCGAATCCATCCTTTGTTTCATTAGTGCTATTTCTTGTGCTGCTGTTGCCATTTTATTCTTCGTATATTATTCCGTTGTTATCTAATATACTTAAAAACTCATCTTTATCTAGGTAAGTATCTATTTCATTTTGTCCTGATGATAAAACTTGTTCAGGAGTTACTATTCCGTAACCTGTTATTATAGTTCTATCATTATTCCAAACAATAAAGCAAGTGTCTTGTGTTGGGTATTTTAATATATCTGCCATATCTTTATTTATTATGCTTGTCCTCCATCAGTTATTGACCAACTATCATCATCTAACAAACTCTGTCTAGCTGATGCTGCTGATGCTGAATATTGTATTGTACCACTATCTACTGTTAAACTATCTTTAACATCTTGTGCTGCCCATCTTATAAGTAAAGCACTATAATTAGCTGTACTCATTGAACTACTTTTTATAAATCTTAATAAAGCAAATGCGTTAGTTAAACCTTCAAAATCCCAAGCACTTAAATCTTGATTGAAAGCAGTTGCACCATTAAACATTTTTTGCAAAGAAGTAACTAAACTCATATC